TATTCGGTCAAAATGCTGCGACTGGTGGTAAGACATTAGTAATTACTGAGGGTGAACTGGATGCTTGTGCAGTTGCTCAATCATTCTTAGATAAGTATAAGAAAATATTTCCAGTTGTTTCAATACCAAGTGCAACAGGATTAAAAGTTTTACTAGAACAAAGATCTTGGATAAGAACCTTTGAATCGATAATATTAATGTTTGATAACGATGAAGCAGGCCAAGTTGCTGTAGAAAAAGCAAGCAAGATTATAGGTGCTGGTAAAGTAAAAGTAGCTAAACTAAAAGCTAAAGATCCATGTGAACAACTAATAACATGCGGATCTGAAAGTTTACTTAGAGCATACTGGGATGCACAAACCTGGTCTCCTGCTGGTTTAGTAGTCGGTGAAAAAGTATGGGAACAATACAAGCAAAGAAGAAATACAGAATCAATACCTTATCCTGATTGCTTGAAAGGTTTGAATGATAAACTAAAAGGAATTAGACATGGTGAAATTACATTATTTACTTCGGGCACGGGTTCCGGTAAAAGCACGGTTATTAAAGAAATTGTTCTTGACTTACTCGCTAAGACTGATGATAAAATCGGTCTCATATCTCTCGAAGAATCGGTCGGAGATACCGCCGAGAAATTCATTGGTATGTTTCTTAGAAAGAATGCAGTCTCTGGAGAAGACATTTCCGAAGAGGACGAGCGGGCAGGATTTGAACATGTGTTTGGAACTGAGCGACTTGTATTGCTCGATCACCAAGGATCGGTCGGTGACGCTAGTCTCATTGACAAGATTGAATACATGGCTCTTATGGGTTGTAAGTATTTGGTTCTTGACCACATTACCATCGCAGTTAGTGAGGGGACTGAAGGCCTTAGTGGGAATGAAGCAATAGATAAAATGATGAGTGATCTACTAAAGATTGTAAAGAAACATAATGTTTGGCTAGGTTTAATATCACACTTAAGAAAATCACCAGGTGGCGGAAAGTCATTTGAGGAGGGTAACCTTGCATCAATCGATGACATTAAAGGAAGTGGTTCAATCAAACAAATCTCATTTGATATTATCGCATTTGCCAGAAACCTTGTATCAGAGAATCCGAATGAACGAAATACAATTAAGTTTCGAGTTCTTAAATCAAGATTCACAGGTCTTACAGGTACAGCTGGAGCTGCCACTTATGATGGTGATACAGGCAGATTAAGTTATGTAGAAACTTCAGAATTTACGAGTATATAAAATGAATAAACAAAGAAAGTATGATAAGCTTTATATGGATTTAGCAATACGTATAGCTGATATGTCTCATGATACCGATAAGAAAGTCGGATCTATAGTCGTAAAAGAAAACAACATACTTGCATTTGGTTTTAATGGTATGCCTTCGGGCATGCCTAACGAATGTAAAGAACAAGATGGTTCAACAAAGCGTGAAGTAATACATGCAGAATCAAATGCTATTTGTAAATTAGCTAAGACTACTAGCTCAGCTGAAGGTGCTACAATGTATTGTACACTATCACCGTGTATAGAATGTGCAAAGCTAATGATACAAAGTGGTATTACTCGATTTGTTTTTAAAGAACTTTATAAAAATGATGCTGGTATTCGTATGTTATTAGAATTCAGTGGTATTAAAGTAGATAAAATATAATAAAGGAATAAAAATGCAAGAGCAACTACAATATATCGAAAAGAAAATTCGTAAAGCTAGAGCTCATATTGCGTGTAGTCTCCTGAAGCATAGTCCTTCAGCAGATCTTGAAGGCTACTTAGTGTTTGCAATGGATACAATTCAACAACACTTTACTCGTAACAGTACACGTGGAAATAAATCTTACCAAGGTGAAGCTAACCTAACACATCTTAGCGCAGCAATTGGTGTATATATTCTTGATGAATTAAAATATTATCATGAAGATACAGCACCTTGGGATTGGTTTAAACTACGTGTAATGATGGGTGATCTGTTTTTAGAAGCGTTCTATCAAACACACCAGATTAATATAGGTAAGAATAAAGATAATAAATTTATACCTATGGAGTCTTTAGATCGTAGTCTTAAAAGAAGTCGTGCTCATTATATTGTAGTTCCAGAACTATGGAACTTAACTATACCTGAAGGTAGTAAAGATTTACTTAAAGGTACAGTATTTGAAATGCCTCAGCCTATCAAAGGCTTAATGCAACCATCAGAAAAACCTGTAATTAAAGGTTGGACTGAGCAAAGGAGTGGGGAGTTTCATCAATATCTTTACCGCGACTTTATACATAGTATGAATGTACTACAGCAAACACCATGGAAAATTAATACTCAAGTAAGAACTATTTTAAATCGTAATAGAAATAAAATATTAGATACTCATTTAAAATTTCCAAAGAAATATAAATCTAAAGTAATAGAATTCGATTTAACTATGGCACGATCAGATCTTATTGGTGATAAAACTTTTTATCAGTATACTGAAGCTGACTATAGAGGACGTATCTATTACACTACGCCATTCTTAAACTTCCAAAGTAATGATATTGCTAGAGGACAAATGCTATTTGCTAACGGTAAACTTATGACTGAGGCAGGTTTAAGAAGACTAAAAATCCATATAGCTTGTTGCTATAATGAAACGTTTAATAAAAATAAACTACCTAAGTGGTTATCTACAGACTATAAAACCTTCTTAGACGAAGAAGAACTTGAAGATATCTCTGTAGATAAAATGACTTTAGCAGATAGAGAAGCATGGACTGATGAAAATCTTGATATGCTTTTTGATATTGCAAAGAACGAAGAAATAAATACTTCAGCAGAAAAGCCAATAACTTTATTAGCTTGTGTATTAGAATTATATAATGCATTAAATAGTGATGAAGATTATTATACTTACTTACCTATTCCTGTGGATGGAAGTAATAACGGATGGCAACATTTGTGTGCAATGTCTAAAGATAAAGAAGCAGGAGAACTTGTAGGTGTAGTTCCTCAAGAGATCCAGAAAGACTTTTATGTACAATGCGCTAAGAATCTTATTGCAAGATTACCAGAGTGGTTCGATGAGCGTCAGATGCCCATGAAACATATACGTAAAGGTATAGCAAAGAGAGGCTCAATGACTCGAGCCTATAGTGCAGGAGCATTAAAGATTGCAGAGAATATGTATCTTGATTGTCATGTTGAAGGTTACTTAGAAAAGTATAATATTACGGAAGAAGATTGTCAACTGCTTGCTAAACATTTAGTTAAAGCAATTGATGCAGTTTGTGCTGGTCCATTACAAACCATGAAGTTCTTACAGAAACTTGCAGAGGCAGAGATAGCATCAGATTATGCTAAAGAAACCAAACAAAAATCTATAAGATGGACTACCCCATCAGGGTTCCCAGTTATATATGAAGCATTTATAGATAATGAATTCAAAGAGAAAGCCATCATCAGTTGTAGTGAAAGAAAAATTAAACCTACAATACGTAAAGAAGATGGTACTGAAGAAGTAACTGATACAATTCGTATACAACATGTAGGAAAAGAACCTACTGATAAACCAAAGATAAGATCTTTTATGTCAGGTATATCACCAAACTTTGTGCACTCAATGGATGCTGCACATATGGCAAGTGTTATTCTATCCTGGAATAATGATTTTGGTGCAGTGCATGATTCATTTAGTGTACATGCATGTGATGTAGATGACTTACTAAAGCTTATTAAGAATAACTTTATACGAATGTATAGTTATAAGAATTTCTTTGAGGAAATTGAAAGAATGATTATAACTAATCCTGATAATTTTAATTACAATCAACCAAAGCTTGGAGCTTTGAATATAAGAGAGGTGAAAGATAGTGACTACTTCTTCGCGTAAGAAAGGAATACTACCTGTAAGATTAGGTTTAGAACCTGATAATAAGACAGCATTACGTCAGCTAGGGATGGATGAAACCTTAGCTGATACAATGTCTGATAGAGAAATAGATGAGTTAATTGTTAATAATGAAACAGCAAGAATAAAAGAATACTATGCTAGTAAA